AGGCCGCGTCAGTCGCAGGTAGCGCCGCGCACCTTTCCCTACACACGTCATCCGGTGCGCTGGCCGCTAGTGCCGCGACGGTCGCTGGCGATGCAGAACACACGGCAGACGGTGCATTTGATGCGGATGGCGCCCTATCTGCACAAGCCGCTGCCGTGGTCGGTGCTGCACAGCGGTTCGCGCTACACACGGCGTCCGGGGCGCTTGCTGCTGGTGCCGCGACGGCCTCAGGCTCTGCGACTCGCCTTGCGCTGCACACGGCAGAAGGCGCCATCGCGGCAGGGCCGGCGACGGTTGCTGGCGCTGCTGTTCATGTTGCCCCGCACGTCGCCACAGGCGCACTGGAGGCCGCTGCTGCCGCTGTCGCAGGTTCGGCAGTCCACAACACGGCAGGCGCAGGCGCTGCAGCCGTATGGAGCTACGTCCTGTCCAACGGCCTGACGGCCGAAGAAACGCTAGTTGCCATCCTTGAGTGCTGCCAAACCGGGCGAATGGCAACGGTTGAGAAGCTGCTTCGCAACAAGCTGATTACAGACCCGGTGGCGGGCGTGCAGCGCCTTTATGACGATGACGACACAACCGTCATCTTGGAAGGCCCGCTGTTCGAGGATGCGGACGGCACCCAGCCCTATCGCGGCCAAGGCGCAGAGCGCAGAGAGCGCTTGACATGAAAGGAAACCGAGCATGAAGCTGCCAACGATACCCCACGACAAGGCCACGCACTTCATCTACGGCGCCGGCATCGCACTTCTGGTTATGCACGCCTGCATGGCCTTTGCTGGTATCGATCGGTTGTGGGCGAAGGGCGCTGGTCTACTCGCGGCTGTGCTGGCGGGCGTTGTGAAGGAGTGCGTGGTTGATCGTGGCACGAACAAACGCGCAGCGGCGCGCGGCGAGCCAGAGCCGCACACAGTCTCGGTCGGCGACGCCATCGCAACCGCGCTCGGTGGAGTGCTCATTCTGGTGTCCTAAAATGGCGCGCCCTCTACCCAATCCGAATCTCGACTGGCCGATCCCGCTGGCGGCGGTCGAGTTGATCGCCAATAGCGAGGGGCTGCGCCTGCACGCCTACCGCTGCCCGGCTGGCCTTCCCACCATCGGCTGGGGCCAGACTAAGGGCGTGACGATGGGCATGGTCTGGACGAAGGAACAGGCCGACGAAGATTTGTGCGCCACGCTGCGCGAACGCGCTGACGAGGTGCTTTCCGTTTGCACGGATAAGCCTTCGCCCTACGAGTTGGGGGCGATGGTGTCATTGCAATACAACATCGGGCACGGCAACTTTCGGAAGTCGTCGGTGCTGAAGGCACACAACCGCAACGATCCGCAGTCGGCATCTCGCGCTTTCAGTCTTTGGAATCAGGCGACTGTCAACGGTGTGCGCCAGGAGCTGCGCGGCCTGACCGCCAGGCGCGCGGCAGAGGGCGCGTTGTACCTGCGCCCGGCTGATGACGCACCGGAACTGCGCATGCCGCAAGCCGTGGCGCCGCAGTCTTCGGTCGCCAAGTCTCCAATCATCCAAAGCGGCGCCGTCGCGGTTGTCGCGGGCAGTGCGTCAGTGCTTGGCGAAGTCAAGGAGCACCTGGGCGTCGTCGGCGGCGTCGCGGCGAGTGCCCGCACGGTCATCGTCGATACGCTAGGCATTCCTGTATCCGCGCTCGCCCCGATGCTCTTGGTCGTCGTCGGTGGCGTGGTGGTCTGGAACCGCTGGAAACAGCGCATCAAGGGCTGGGCATGATCTTCGCGCCCATCCTCGCTTTCCTGCGCGCGATCCCGTGGTGGGCCTATGCCATCGCTGCCTGCCTCGCCTGGGGTGGGTATCAGCGCTACCAAGCCAAGAGCGCGGCCAAGGTGTACCAGCAAGCGCAGATCGAAGCCGCGAAGCGCACCGAGGCTGCATTGGCAGACAATATCCGTGAAACCGCGCGGCGTCTCGCTGCGCAACAGAAGGCGACGCAAGATGCTGAAGCACAAACCGTCAAGGCCCGCGCTGCTGCTGGTGCTGCTGCTGGTGCTGCTGAGCGGCTGCGCCAGCGACTCGACGCTATACGCGCCGCCAGCGCACCTGCCGGCGATACCTCCACTGCCGGCGCAGGCACGGCAGACCGACTCGCCGAAGTTCTCGGCCAATGCACAGACCGATATAGAGACGTGGCTGCAGCGGCTGACCGAGCCGTCATCGCCGGAAGAACCTGCGAAGCCGCCTATTCCTCGTTGATACGTTGACAACCCGCCGAAAGGCACAACCCCGAAGGAGCCGAAATGGCAACCACCCAGAAGCTGAACCGCACCGCCAACACCGATGTTTATGGATTGGTGAGGCGGATCAATCGATTCATTGTCGAGATCATGAAAAGCCAGTCGTCGGGCGTGAGTCAGACGATTAGCTTTGACGTGGCCCGCGCCCGCTCGTACCTGGGCGCCGTCGTCGCCTATCACGATTGGGTCGTGGCGCAGCCGTCGCTGGATCTGCCGGAAACTGGGCCTACGTACATCGATTTGCCGACGCCGCCGGCCGTACCGCTGTTCGAGAATGAATCGCTGTATGACCTGTGCATGCTGCTGGAGTTGGCGCGCGAGGAACTGGCGAATAGCCAATCGTCGCAACTGTCCAGCAACCTGATCAGTTTCGACTCGTCGCGGCTCATGGCGATCATCAGCAAGGCCAGCAAGTTCATCACGGACTATGTGACCGTTGTTGACCCGCTGGATCAGCCGGAGACGAGCCCGATGACGGCCTCAACTGGTCAAGGGCTGCTCGGTGTCTCTGGCTGAGCGAGTCAAGGTCGTATTCGAGGCTGACTCAGTAGACGAATTGGTACGCAAGTGTCAGGCGTTTATCAGTCAGCATCGATTGACGACAACGGCAGCGACTGCTGCGGTAACTTATGGGGCCAAGACGACAAATACGTGGCCCGTTCCGTCGTGGGCGCCGAAGGGGAGTAAATGGGTGGCGAGACAGGCGTTGCCCGCTCTTCTAAGCCCGGATGGAAGGGAGGTCGCTATCAGTTGGGTCGCGGGCACTCCGCAGCGGCCGGAGCAAGTCCGCAAGACGATTCTTTAACTCAGGAGCCAATCATGGCAAAGACAGTCAATGTGTCCATCGTCATTACGCGCGATGGAAAGACGCAAGTTCAAAATTTCGAGAAGATGGGTTACGCCACCTTCGTCGCGCTGCAAAGTGCGCTGAATGGTGTGCTGTCGAGTCTGCAGTCGTGGGGCACGGCACGCGTCGCATCGCAGGTCGATGGGACAAAGGCGAAGGCAAGCCCTGGCGGCGACAATGACTTGCGCGCAGAGATGCGCGCCGATCATGGGCAGGGCACGTCTGAGGTCGCACTGGGTTACACCGGAATCTCTAAAGAGACTGCAGACGAAATCCAAGGCGCGCTGCTTGCTGCCGTGGCGAGCGTTGTCAAGCCTTAACGAATGCCTTGCGCGCTGACACAAATTCACCCCGCGGTTTTGTGGCTGCTTGTCTTTGTGGTCGGCGCGTTAGCAATTCTGACGGCGCTTGCCAGTGCACCCCGCGACGATTGAGGTTGTCTGGCACAACGGCGCTGGGTTCGCCATTTACCAAGGTGCCGGCATTAGATTGACGGCGCCGCCACCTGATTTGGGTGATGCAATCGAGGTCCACTTTACTCCTGGGGTTGTCGCCAGAGTGCGTTACTACGGTTCGGAGGCGCGCGATATGACGCAGGCGGAACAAGATTCTCTGTTAAAGCGACTCGTCGCTATGAACTGCGGCGCGTTTGATGCGTGGAACGAAGATTCGCAGACGCTTGCTGTTGTCATGTACAAGCCATGAGCATCGTTGCGCGAGGACTGGGACTGGGGACATACGCTACGATTCCCGTGACGGTAGGCTACGGTCTGCGCGCTATCTTTACTCCGCCATTTCTGGGCGCCGGTGGCAGGCTCCGCGGCGTCACAGGCTACGCAGCCGAGACGGCGCTGGACTTCGATCGTGTCTCGCGCCGCCGCATCAAGCGCGCCATGTCGGAGGCTGTGGCCCGTGTTGGATCGGCCCTCACAGATGCCGAAGCGTTCGTTGTCGAGCAATCGCTGCGCGCGTTCCTCGCCAGCGGTGCCAAGCGCTCGACCAACGCCGTTCAGCGATTCATCACGGAGACGATCGCCGGGCTGCAGCGCGCCGACTTGGAGCGCCGAGCCGCGTCGCAGCAGTTCGCCGAAGATCAGCTCGAAGCCGTCGCCCAACAGCGCCGCGACAACCGGCTTCGGGCGATCATCCTTGTCATACTGCTGATGCTGTCATGACGCCCAACGAAAAACTCCTGGACGCATCGATCGATCACCAGATCGACCTGCAACACTACGCCAACAGCGTTGTGCGCGAGGAGATGGGCCAGCTCAACGACGAGGATGCCGCGCTGTTCGCGCTCCTGCTGGCCGCGCTCCTGTCCCTGCCGACCAACGCCACGCCGGCCCAGGTCGACGCGGCCCTGGCCCCTGCGTTGCTGGCCAATGAGCGCGTTTATGGCGACGCGGCTCGTGACCTCGCGGCACGGATGGAGGCGCTTGCGCAGGAGGAGGTTGAATACCAACTGGCGCTGACCGAGCGCGCACAGGATCAGCGGCCCACACCGCTCGACACCGCACGCACCGTGGCCGACATGCTCGCGGTGCCGATCATCGGACTGACCATCGCGGAGACGATGCGCGGGCTCGCCGCCAAGCGTGCCGAGGCCATCCGCCGCGCGGCGCAGGCCGGGTTTGTCAACGGCCAGACGGCAGACGAGATTGTGCGCTCGCTCCGCGGCACCAAATCCGCAGGCTTCACAGACGGGCTGTTTAACACGTCACGCCACCATCTGGAGACGACGATTCGCACGGCCCTGAGTCACGCCGTCTCGTACACCGTCGCTGCGTTCCGCGCGCTCAATCCGACGATCATCCGCGCCGTCGTGTGGTTGTCGGTGCTCGACACGCACACCTCTACTTGGTGCATCGCACGAGCCGGCAAGCGCTACACGGCCGACGAGGCGCACCGCCCCATCGGACACGCCTACGACTGGGGCGCTGGCCCTGGCCGCTACCATTACAACTGCCGCTCGACCTCCGCCCCGCTCGTGGCGGGGGAAATCCCCAACGCGAACACATACGCCGACTGGCTCAGCCGCCAAAGCGCCTCGCGACAAGATGAAGTGCTGGGGCCGACGCGCGGCGCCATGTACCGCCGCGGGCAGGTCAGCGTCGAAGGGTTCCTGAACAACCGCGGCCGGCTGCTGACGCTGGACCAGCTGCGCGCTCGAAGGCTAGGTGCGTCATGAGTGCTGCCGTCTTGCCGTTCAAGCCGCGTGCCACTGAGGTGCCACACCTCCAGGGTGTCGCGGTATGTGTCGCCTGTGGCCACGAGTGGCACGTCGCCATCCCGGTCGGCGGTGCGGTCAACTCGATGGAATGCGAGGGCTGCGGTGCCATGAAGGGCGTGTACAAGCGGTTCGTGCGCTATGAGGTGTTTCCACAATGGCAGTGCGGCCAATGTCAGGGCGAGTTGTTCACGGCCATTTTGATCGACTCGACACCCACCGTGGCCTGCGCGTCCTGCGGGGAACTCCGCAACGCCATTGACTTATTTAACCATTGACGGACTCACAAAAAAGTTTGTCCAGAACCCATACGATTGTCGTAGAATCCGCATATTGTGAAAAAGTCAAGCGCTTTTTACACTCACTGCCCAGCCCTCGGATGGGGGATGGGTGCTTTGGGCCGGATGGCCCCTCCGCACTGCTTGGGCGGATGCCCGCAGGAACTTAACCCCCACCCATGAAACTCAAACTCACCGCCGAAGGTCACGCCGTTGTTCAAGATGGCAAGCCGGTCTATGTTCACGACGACGGCAAGGAAGTCGCCTTTGACGCCGCGGGCACGGTCGCCACGATCAGCCGCCTCAACTCCGAGGCCAAAGGTCACCGCGAACGCGCCGAAGCAGCCGAAGCCGCACTCAAGCCGTTTGCAGGCATCGAAGACGCCGCCAAAGCCCGCAAGGCGCTGGAACTGGTGGCGAACCTGGATGCGAAAAAGCTGGTGGATGCCGGCGAGCGTGACAAGGCCATCGAGCAGGCGATCAAGGCGGTCGAGGATCGGTTCGCCCCCATCGTCAAGTCCAAGGAAACGCTGGAGGCCCAGCTACACGCCCACATGGTCGGCGGTGCGTTCAGTCGGTCGAAATACATCGCCGACAAGTTCGCCACCGAGGGTCCTGCGGGCGTGGAGATTGCGCAGGCGCTCTTTGGCAAGCAGCTCAAGGTGGAAGACGGCAAGGTGGTCGCGTACGACGCCAACGGCGCCAAGATCTACTCGCGGGCGCGGCCCGGCGAGTTGGCGGACGCCGATGAAGCGATCGAGCAACTGGTGGAGTCGCACCCTTACAAGGCGCACCTCATCAAAGGCTCGGGCGCGTCGGGCGGCGGCGCGGGCAACGGTGCCGGTCCTGGGGGCAACGGATTCAGCGGTCAGCAAAAGGGCAAGCTCGACGGCACTCCCGCCGAGCGCACGGCGTTCTTCGCATCGAAGTACCCGGAACTCAAGTAACCAAGCCTGGGCGAAGTCCTGGGCGCGCACAAGGAATGTGAATCATGGCACTCAGCGACATGAAGGTCTTCAATCAGTACGTCCGCGAGGCGACGATCGAAACCCTGGCCCAGATGGTCGAGAAGTTCAACGGCGCCTCCGCAGGCGCCATCCAGTTGTCGACGCAAGGCTTCGACGGCGACTACATGATGCGCTCGTCGTTCAGCTCGCTGCACGCCGCGCAGCGTCGCGTCGACCGCTACGCCACCAACACCTCCGCTTCTTCGACGGCGCTGGCGCAAATCCAGCACAACACCGTCAAGATCGCTGGCGGCTTCGGCCCGGTCGCGTGGGAGCCGGCGCAACTGCGCTGGGTCGGCGACAACCCGGCCGCGGCCGTGGAGGTCATCAGCCGCAACATGGCCGAAGCGATCATGAAGGACATGTTGAACAGCGCAATCGCGGCGGCAGTGGCCGCGAT